TTGGTCAACACGCAGCGACCTTTGTCAATGGAGCAGTATTTTGGATGGGATCGCAAGGTGGATTTTTTCTATTTGATGGTACAGTAAAATCATTACCATCGTTAGTAGAAGATTTTGTGTTTAGCACAGATGGAGATAACCTTGGACTAAACTTTAATTCTAGAGATGTTATCTTTGCGGGTGCAAATAATTTGTATACAGAAGTAAACTGGTTTTATCCAAAAGATGGATCTGACCAAATCGATAGATGTGTAACTTATAATTATTCTGAAAACTGTTGGACAACATCGTCTTTAGATAGAACAACTTATCAAGATCAAAGCGTATTTGATAATCCGTATGCTACAGATTATGATGATACATTGACACCAGTATTTCCTGATATATTAGGAATTACAAATAAATATGGAGCTAGTATTTATTACGAACACGAACAAGGAACAGATCAAGTCAACAGCACAGCGACCACAGCTATCCCTGCGTTTATAAGATCTGGAGATTGGGACATAACATCTAGACGTAGTGCCCTTGGTCAACAAACAGGTGTAGCAGATTACAGAGGAGATGGTGAGTTTTTTATGGCTGTTAGACGATTTATACCTGATTTTAAATATCAAACTGGTAATGCTAAAGTGACTTTATTGGTTAGTGCATATCCAGACGATGTGGCTGTCAGCTCACCACTTGGACCCTTTACAGTTACGTCAACAACTGATAAGGTAGATACTCGAGCCAGAGGAAGACTTGTATCTGTCAAGATAGAAAACGATGGTACAGGAGAAACCTGGAGATACGGCACACTAAGATTAGACGCACAACCGGACGGAAGAAGATAATGAATATATACGACGTAGCAGAATTACAACAATATTTAAATCCACAAGTTAATCAACAGAGCACACAATTAGTTGATCCAAGTATGCTTCTTCCTCAACGTTCACCTTCATTAGGAATACAGTCACAAAGATTAGTTGATCCATTTACATTAATGCCTCAAATAAGTGGAGGCATCATGACTCAAGCACCTTTACAAAATTTAGGCTTTGATACTTCTTTTGGTGTAGCCAATGAAGAAGATGTTGAACAAGAGTTTTTACCAGGTCAAAAAAAACGTGGTGGTTTAGCAGATTTGTTTAGAGCCTTATTTGGTTTCTTTGTACCTGGTGCTAATCTATTGATGGGTGGAGGATCCAGAACATTAGATGGTATCAGAAGTTTAAATCAAAGATTACGTAATACAGATTTTGCAAAATCAAGAACACTAGCTGATTATTTTGATGCTAGAAAGTATGGTGGTAGAGATGAAAGAGATGCTGCTGCAGCTAGAAATATGGCTCAAGCAAGAGGTATTCAAAAGAAAATAGATGCAGGTGATTATGGAACACGTGACATATCTATAGATAGAGGAAGAGGATCTATACCTTCTAGAACAACTAGTGCACCTAGAAGATCATCTTCATCGTATTCAGCTGCTAACAGAGCTTTTGCAGGGAGCAGATAATGGCTAAAATAACAAACTACATACCTGAACCAAAAGAAGAATACGATGTAGAAAATCAAAGACAAATATTAGAGTCTTTAACTACACTACAGAATCAATTAAACTTTTCTTTTCAACAAGACTTGAAAAACGAACAGGATGCATTTAATTACTTTTTATCATGAGTATAAATTATAAAAATGCTAGTGTCATATTAAGCACTACAAATATGACTACAGTTTTGAATATTCCAGTCACCGCTGTAGCTATTGTTAAATCTGTATACATAGCTAATAACAGCACCGGTGCTGTAACTGTAAATTGTGATCTTAGAGATAGTTCTGCAAGCACGGACGTAGAATTTTTTAGAAAGGATATAGCAGGAACAACAACTGTTAATGCAACAGAACAGGGCTTGAATTTAGAAGAAGGAGATGCTATAAAAGCTCAAGCAGAAACTGCAAACAAATTAGAAGTGGTTGTCAGTTATGCATTAATAGATAGACAGTTTAGAAGTCTTCCAGAAAGTGATGAATGATACTAAGAAACCAAAACCCTAAAGGCGGAACAGAATTACAATTCGATTATTTAGAAAAACACGTCGATAAAAATTTATTAGATCAAGTGCAAATCTGTACTTCGGTACCAGAGAAAATACCATTACATCCAACAAAACCAAATATACTTTGGCAAAAAAATTCTTACGATCAACCAAACTTAGCTCCTTGGTTTAGTAATCCTGCTAATCATAACAAGTACGACTGGTATGTTTTTAATTCACACTGGACGTATGAAAAGTTTAGAGACCATTTTAAAATACCAACTAACAGATGTGTAGTTATTAAAAATGGTATTGATAAGATAGAACAAGCTAAACCATACATAAAAGGTCAACCTATAAGGATAATACATCAAAACACACCTTGGCGTGGTTTGTCTGTATTGTTAGGTGCAATGCAATTAGTAAAAAATCCTTTGG